AACTCTTGATTTAATATACGTCCGTTGTAGTCAGCAGATTGTGGATAGTCTCTTAACCCAGAATCAGACCACGCCGTTCGTGCCATCGTGCCGTAATACCAAACACGTTCAAGATAGTTGTACACCACGTAGCGATCAACCGTATCACTATTTTCTGAGCAATAAAACCACCAGACTTCATTGAACCCTTCATTGGTCCCTGCAAATACCTGTAATGACTGCACGAGGTTTATGTCGCTAAACACATAGCGCCTCAAGTCACAAGGCAACGTTTGAACGCGACCGTCATAGACGTAGAACTTGTCCACACCCATCCAATACACAGCACCAGAGGCAAAAGCTGCCGCATTAGGACTCATGATGGAGATATTGTCGCCAAGCAACTGAGCACCCCACACATAAGGCGCTCCGACAAACTGAATGGAATACGCAGCGGAATCAGTGAGCGTAAAAATTTCTTGACGGGTTTGTACTGACGTAACGATTTCAGAGCCGTGGGATAAGCGCAGACTGCCTGACTGATTCGTAATAGCAGGTAACCACATCGTGAGGCTTTCTTGGTCTGCCCAACGTACAAGCATGGGATCTAAATAACCAATGCCACCAGCACTATCGTCACATCCAAAAGCGAACAAGAACCGGGATATGTCAGAGACAAAGATGTAATTAGCTAATGATGGGGCGTTTGATGAGCCAGCCAAAGACGTTATGTTTACTGCGGGAGAAGAAAGTCCAGATGTGGCGTCCCAATAATAAATAGCTTCACCGCGAGGATTAATAACAAGATCCTCACCCCAGTTAGATGAACTCCACACGCGAAGATTAATTGTGGACGACCCGCTGCTAAACCCCCACGTACCAGTACTCCACGTACTTGTACCCCATCCGGTGGCAGCGTAAGAAATTGCCGATCCGGCAGCTAACCCTGTTGGCGTAACATCGTTGTATATACCAATATTTTCAATGTAGTACTTGGTGTTAGTCCCCACACCCAACAGATTTAGACTGCCATTAGTAACCCAATTCCATAGGTTACGGCACACGCCATTAAATTGATTTGCAGAGTATTGAACCCAACCACCAATCTTCTCTGGCGTACCCTGACGAAAACGTACTTTCTCGGATACATACCAACCACCTTCGTTGGTGTATCTTGTGTTTTCGCGGTTAACTCCGCTCTTAAAAAGAAGTTTACGTAGGGCCATTATTACCTCATCAATGCAGCTTCAGCCGCACGGCGGCGAGTGAGACCTGGAAGTACACGACCGGCAGCTTTGTTCCACTTGAGGCATTCCTCTGCTGCACCATCCCAGTCCCCCGCGTCAATACGCTTTTTGAAGGTGGAAACCCTGTAGTTTCCTAGACCACAATTGTATGCCCAGCTTGTCACAGCGGCAATGCGTCGAGGCGAAGCGCCAGCTAGTTTGGGTGAAAACCTAAAAAGTCCTCTGACAAAATACTCGACGTGGTGGTCAAGCGCATCTTCGCACTGTTCAATAGTCCAGACGGTTCCCGGCTGAATCTCAGGGCCAGTAGCTCCCCACCCAATCGTCCAAGGATGCCCACGAGTACCGGGATCGGGGTAAGCCGTTACACGACCGTCAGGTAGACGCTTTGCCAAACCTTCAAAAGGTTTGATGAGAATATCTTTGCAAAGCTTCTTAGCTTCGTTCATGACTTATTGTATTTCTCAATAGACCGTCCTACAAACCAGAACGTTAACATCATGTTCAGCATGGCGAAGTCATCTTCGTCGTAAGACTTGGTCAGCACTTCTGCCCAGTTAGCGTTAGTCTGAAAAGCAATCGTCAGGCCAGCAGCTTTGACAGCCACGTATACGCCAAAAGCAATCCAAGTAAGACCGGGGCGGGTAACAGCAGTGATAAAAGAAGCGAACCAGCCAGCCTCTTTTGCGGTCTGGGCCTGTTCTTTAAATGCCTCCTTAATCGTATCCATTTGCTGGATGCTGTAGTCAACATACTTCTCCTCCATCTTGAACTCGCCCCGCATCTTCTCAAGGTCGGTCTGAAGTTGGAACATGCTCAATTCATGTTGACGCTCATTCTTCTTGTCTAAGAACTTTAAGACTTCAGGGGCGAGCCTAAATATGCCGCCAAAGATAGAACCTAAAAGACCGCCACCAAGAAGTTCAAACATTACTTGCCTCCTTTGGCAATACGCTCACGCTCTTCTAACAGACGAACTTTGACCTGTAGTTCGTTGATGTGTGTCATCAACTGCTCTTTCTGAATAGCGCGTCGTTCGGCGCTGATTGGGCTGTCAGTGGGCGTACCTTCTTTGGTAATCAAAGCTGGCATCTGCCCTTCAATCTTCGTGAGCCGTTCAGAGAAAGATGCAACCTGCCCTAAGAGCCAAGCCAGCGCAGCCACTACGATTGGGATGACAGCCTTGAGAACATCTGACCAAGCCATGATCTGTCCTTAATTATGCTGGTAACAAGTACTGAATGGTTACGTATGGATCTGGTCTATCTGTGGGGATGCTAATACTGTATGTTGTTCCGGGAGTTACGGTAACGTTGGTGAATGTTGTAATAGGGGCAGTACCACCGCTTGCTGCACCGCCGGGGAATGTCTGACCAAAACCAGAGCTTGCTGTCCCTGCTGCCCCTGTGTAATAGACATCAATCTGAACCCAAAAAATAGCAATCCCATACGTAGGAAAAAGGGTTGGTCCGTCAATATTTCCTGAAGTTGGAATTGATGACGGACTAAGAACTACCGTTGCGCTTCCTTGTACGTACTGAGAGCCTCCAGACCCAAACGGGTTCCCAACCCACTCGGAAGTAACATTGTTAACCACCCAATAATATTCATTTGGGACAGATACGGTACGTGGGCCTGTACCGCTAGCATTAATACTGTTTGCTGCACTTACGGCATAGTTATAAGGTACGCTCCAATCTAAATAAGCAGGATTGGTTGTTGGGTAACCAGCACTACTAACTTGTGCTCTTGTTACGTAAGTTGGTGACCAGTAATCACTTTGCCCGTTAGACCCACGGCCACTAAGCACCGTTAACTTAGTAACCCCAGCAGGGGCAGTCCATGAACCACTTGATGTAAACGTCGTTGTGACAAGCGATAGCGTTGTACCAAACTCACCAAACCCGCGAGCGGACATCCCTGCAAATGAAGATAGCTTTGGCATTATGCAAACCTAGTCTGAGCAGCTAACACGGTATATGTGGCGCTGCCTGTTTTAATAATATTAAACGTATACACATCAATAGAATTGGTGTTGCCAGCCGCTGGCGTTGAAGCGTTTTGCCATTCTGGTGTTACTGAACTACCGTCAATCTGAAAGCCGGTTTGGTAGTAAGCCGTTGAACCATTAGTCGCCATAAAGACTAATGTGGTGGATGAACCTGTTGAAGTTACCGAGTTAAAAGATGCCGACCCCGATCCACGCACATTGATTGTCCAGTTGCCTGAAGAATTTGATGTGTAGTACAGCACCGGCTGGGTCAAGGCATCAAGCGTAATCGTCCCCGTAGCAGCAGTAGCAGATACCGTTACAACTTCAGACGTTGATTTAAACAACGCAGCTAAAGCAGAGGATGACCCATTAAATGTCTGAAGAGCTGAGTAAGTTGTAGCAACTGATGGGGATACGAAATCAGTTCCTGCTGTTGCCGCAGTAAAAGCAGACGTACCATTGCCTTTAATAACACCTGTGATTGTCGTAGCACCAGACCCACCATTGGCTACAGGAAGTGTTCCTGTGACGTTAGAAGTTAGGTTGACGTAAGTTGTTGATGTTGAACCTGTCCCGCCGGAAGCGGTAGGCAGGGGAGAGCCGAGCGTAAGCGAAGTGAAGTGCGTTATAGCATCAACAACGTTGGTACCGTTGCTGTAGACCATCATGGTCACGCCGTTGGGGATTGTAATTCCCGTACCTGATGCGCCTATGACTTGTATGGACTGAGAACCCGTTGTTGCATTCTTAATGATGTACAGCTTCTGTATGGGGCCGGTGCCAGTTTGATTGTTAGGGATAACGAGGTTGCGTGTGGCGGACAGCGACGTAGATGAAGTGAGGTTTAAGTACAGGTTACGTGATGTTTGGCTGGAGTTACCGTCTGCTAGCGTTAGTGTGGTGTTAGCGTCTGAGGCAAAATTAACTGTCGCGTAACCGACAATCGCCTGTTCAAAGACGTTAGAGAACGCGTTGTTAGTGACCGTACCCCATGTACCGTTTTCTTCGCCGGTACCAATGAGTTGAACTTTGAGGTTGGTTGAATAAGTACTCATGTTTAATCCGTATTAATTAAGACCCATCCGGCGTTTTGCGTATCGTCAATATCTGTCCAGTTGGCTACTTGCGTATCGTCAATCAGCGTCCAATACTTTAATGCGAAAGTACCAACTTCACCTTCTGCTGCTACACCTGACAGTGCTACTGTTAGACCACCAAATCCAACCGTGCCGACGTTACCCGTGGCAGAAACGCCCCCTAAGATTACCGTATTAACGACATCTCCGACAGCCCCTGCTGCTGCCACACCAGAGATTGGGATGCTTAGCGAACTTGTAACCGTTCCTACCTGACCTTCGGCGCTGACGCTTGTAAGTGGGAAGGCTTGCGTTTGTACATTACCAACCGCACCCGATGCCGATACGCCTGAAATAGATACCGTAATGTTGGCAGTTGCAGTACCTACTAAGCCATCTGCTTGAACACCTGCGACTTGGCTTATACGCTGAACATTACCAACCGCACCTGTGGCTGATACACCCGTAAGCGCCACATCAATACTGGATGTAACCGTCCCTGTGTTGCCGGTAGCTGTAACACCTGTGATACCGTAGCCAATACCTACTGATCCAACAGACCCAGTGCCTGATACACCTGAAAGAGATGGGCTGTTAACTGCTGATGCCGAACCCACCGCCCCGGATGCAGCAACCCCTGATAGGCCGATAGAGGTTGTGACTGTCGCCGTGCCGACACTACCCGTGGCAAATACACCAGAGAGCGTGGACCCTGATGGCGTATCCATAGATCCCACTGCACCAGAGGCCAAGACCCCTGATATGGGAATACTTGGCGCAGCTACTGCCGTACCTACTAGACCTGCGGCAGATACACCCGATAGAGCGACTGTGCTTGATGTGGTAACAGTTCCTACGTTACCTGCTGCTGATACGCCTGTTAGTGCAAAGGATTCGGATGCAGTAACCGAACCGACCGCGCCAGATGCTGCTACGCCAGTAAGCGCAACCTCAATTGTAACGGCAACGGTACCAACACTTCCTGCCGCTGCAACACCTGTAAGTGCAGCAGTCCCTGTACCACCCGCTGCTGGTAGGGCTGAGAATGGTACTTCAGAGAATGCTGAATTGCCAAACATGTCATATGGTTACATAGAAATCACTGAATCTGCGCCTACAGAATCCGCGCTAGTCATGCTAGGAACAATCCACTGGCAAGTTGCTTCATCTAATACTGCGTCTGGTGTTGGTTTTGGTGGGATAAAAGCGTCTCGTTGGGGATCGTAGGTGTAACCGATGCCTGCGTAGTTTTTGCGGAAGTTGCCGTTGTAACTCGTTTGCTTCCAATACGGGTAGCCGCCTGACCAGTTCTGCAAGAACCAAACGCCTTTCCATTCTTGCTCTTGACCATTTTGATCCAGCAATTCATTGTTGTGAACAACGTGAACTTCAAGCACATTGTTCTTATCATCCAGTTTTGCAAAGTGCGCCATAGTTAACCTCAGAATGTGATGGAGCCGTTGCCGGTGAATTTATAGGTACGGTAACCACCAGAAACCGTAATGGTTGGCGAACCTGTGGTTGACGCTGCTGCTGCGTAGCTGTCGGGGTAACGAATAATCACTACGCCTGAGCCGCCTGCACCGCTTGTTGATCCGCTTGCGCCGCCACCTACACCACCACCGCCACCACCAGTGTTGTCAGTTCCGGGGTAACCGCTTCCGTTAACACCACCCGGACCGGCTGTCAGATAGCGACCGCCCGCACCGCCACCACCAGTCCCACCCGCGCCGCCGTTTCCGTTGTAAACGCCACCACCACCGCCTCGGTCAGTGCCGCCACCACCACCGCCTGCGTAGAACGTCCCAGAACCGGAAGGCCATTCAAGACCTGCGCCACCAGCACCAGCATTGCCACTTGTTGATTGGCCTGCATCACCACCCACTGCGCCAGCACCGCCACCACCACCGGCCAGCGTAATTGCCACGGTCCCGTCATAACCTAAACCGCCGCGATTACCTTGACCGGCCGTACCCAAACCCCAATTTGTTGATTGGTTTGTGGCCCCACGTCCACCGCCAGAACCTCCGTCTCGACCAGTGACTCCATTACCTCCACCCCCGCCACCGGCGACTGGTGAAATGCCGTTAAAAGAGGACGCGGTGCCGTCATTACCCTGCGAGCCTGAACTGGTAGCCGCTTTACCAGCGCCGCCGCCGCCAATGACGATTGAGTAAGTATTGCCGCGATTAACGGTCGTTGAGCCGCTTAACATTCCGCCAGCACCACCACCACCACCGGCTTGACTGTTGCCGCCGCCACCGCCACCTGAGACAACAAGATATTCAATCGGTACCGGCGGATTTATAGGCGTGGAAAGATTAGAAGCGTAGGAAACCCATCCCTGTGTTGAATCCACATAAACAAGATTTACCGCACCTCGTTCTGTTGAAACCGTACCATTACCCGTGCCGCCATTTAACTTATTTCCGTTAGGACTAATCGTCAGGTTGTTCGTATCCCACGTTCCCGCATAGTCCACAAGCGTAATCACATTCCCCGCAGCAGGACTTGCAGGTAGCGTTACCGTAAAAGCTGCTGAGGTCGTATTACAAGGGTATCCTCGCCCAGAAACAGCCGTAAAGCCTGTTGTCTGTACTGCCTGCCACGAGACACCACTAGAGCCACTACTGGCCGAAGTAAGCTGACCCTGTGCGTTTACCGTGATGTTGGCGTTGGTATACGAACCGGCAGTGACTCCAGTGTTTGTAATGTTGGCATTCGTGATCTTTGTGGTCATGACTTAATCCTTAAACGGAATCGGCACCTTCAGTAACTGGCACAACCCACTGGCATGTCGCTTCATCAAGCGTTGCATCATCACTAGGGCGTGGTGGAATAAACGCATCCCGCACCGCATCAAACGTATAGCCAATCCCAGCATAATTTTTTCTGAAGTTAGCGTTGTAACTAGTCTGCTTCCACGTTCCACCGAGCAAACGCTCACAGAAGGCTGCGCCGATGTATTCTTTCTCCACGCCGAAAGCATCAGCCGTGTCTTTGTTGTCTACAACGATCACTTGTTGGACGATGTTGTTTTCGTCGATTTTTG